GGTAGAACTCACAGTAATTATGTTACTGTAATCACTCCCAGCGTCCACGAAAAGATTGCTAATAGTAGCCATTGACCCATCCTAAACACTATTCTTATACCTCTTTATTTATAAGATACGGAAGTTGGGATTATGCAATAACATTGTAACCATTTTCAAGTATGAATAACCAAGAAGGCTCATCCATACCAAAATTAGATATCATCTTAGATTTATGTTTAGAGTAATGAGACTCATTAAATAAATCAGCTAGAATCTCTCGCATCTGCCATCTATGCGTATTTGGGTTACCCTTAATCTTAGTAAAAGGTTCTTTTGTATTAATCGCCCAATTCTGAAAATCTAAACTATCAAAAAATGCTATAACTCTACTTGCTCTCTGCGTATCAAGGATAATTTTATGCTCATAGAGAGCAGTATTCCAGTCTAGATTAAAAATACAATACCATCTCAAATCGGCAACAGTTTCTATCTTTCTTGGACTATTCTTAATCATTTTATCAAAAAACTCTAAAAGATTTTGATCAATATTAGTTGTATAATCATCATATATCGTTTCGGGAGTTCCCAATGTATGATGAAACATTTTACCACCAGTAGTAGTAAACATATCATCAGTTGGTCCAAATAGCTGATTACCACCCATACCACTTATATAAATCTCGTCATTATGAAATTTAAACTCAGTTCCAGAGGAAGTTCCAATACTATACTGCATTATATGTTTAAGTTTCCTATCAAACATATCCCCAGACTCTAATATAGAGTTATATGTCCCCGAAATTCTTACCTGAGATTTATCATTCGCAAAATGATAAAGCATGAATAATGCATATGTACTATCAATCCCACCAGACCATAAAACATTAATTGGTTTACCAATAGATAATAATTCTTTACATCTGAGTTCTGTTACCTCAAAAAAAGATTTATTGAATAAAATATCCTTATCTGGCATTTTATGAAAATCTGACATATTAAGATAATGTGGTAAATTACCTGTTCGATCATAAATTGCATTGTGATCATTTAACCCAAATAATTCATATTTTTGAAATATGCTCTCGTCAAAATTTGGAGATAAGAATGGTTCAATTAATCGTTTATCTGCTCTAACTAGATGCGATGCTAAGTGAACATTATAATATAAAATTTTTTCCATAATATCCTAAAACAAAAAAGGGAGCCGAAGCTCCCTTATATTTATCACATTAAATTAGTGTAGTTGAATTTTCTCAACTAGACCTGGAGTGAAGTAGTCAGCAAACTTAGCATAAACTGGAGCAGTAACTTCTTTGAACCTTGCTTCTTGTTCAGCATTCATTTTAACAACTTCAACACCTTCTGCTGCACATTGAGCCAAAATATTTGGAATATCAGCAACAGACTCACGACGTTCTTGACGAGCAGCGTTAAATGCAGCAGTAGACAAAATTTCTTGAGTATTAGCATCAAACTGTTTGAAGAAATCTTGATTTACAATAATAGAAGTTAAGAATAAACTGTGGGCAGTATCATTAACAACTTTGAAAGATTCATTTTGTTGTAGTGGGAAGATACGAACATATGTAGATTCACCAGCTTCAATTAATCCAGAATCAGCAGCTGCATTCATATCTTCTAAAGCGATATGTTCTTTTGGTTCTGCACCAAGTAATTTGAAAGTCTCAACAGCAACTGGACTACGACTTGTACGAACAGTACGACCTTGCCATGCTTCGACAGTATCTGCTTTAAAGTTCGCTGGAACCACACGATATCCACCAGAATACGTGAACGACATAGCGTGAGTGTTAGAGTTAGCAGCAACACCAGCTAGCAACTCAGCTCCAACAGAACCCTCTAGAACCGCATCAGCATGAGCATGGTCACGGAATAAGAATGGAAGATCTAGAGCATGCAGATCTTTATTATAATCAGCTAACCAAGTAGTATAGATATGGCTCATCTCAATAGTGCCATTATCAACTAATTCCATTAGTTCATTTTTGTTAATCTTCTGGCCAGCGTTATACTTATTAGTATAATCCGTTAAAGAAAGAACTTCGATGTCAAACGCACCATTAGTTTTTTCATTTACTTCTTTAGCGAATCTCTCCGCTACTTTCAAAAACAAACCGATTGGCTCGTGGGCGATAACCCATTTTACATGCTTAGTAGTCATTTATTTTTCCTCTGTAGGTACAAATACCCATTGTTCTAGTTGATTGTCTAAATCTATCAATCTTCTCATAACAGGTTCTTTATTATTTATAAGATCTCTAATTACATCTTCACTAGGAAGTTCACTTTTATTTAGGATATTTGAAACAGGAATTACCGTCTCTCTTACGCTATATGATAAAATATTAGAATTATAGTAAAAATAGTCTTTAATAGTAAACATATCCCCATCACCATATCTTGGGAATTGTGCAATTTCTATTAAACACCCATCAATAAACGCTTCCATTTATACCACCATAATTGGAATAATTTTCTTACTAGTACGAGTTTTCTCTGGTTTACCGTTTACCCACCAAAATATATCTTTACGGTCTTCTCTCAATGGACCATCAATATATATTGGCATCCACCCTTTAGTCATAACCTCAATTGCAGTCACAAACGTAGTTATGTTATCACTAAACGCATTATTACAAGTGGTTTCCCAGAGAGGTCCAGTTAAGAAGAAACATGCCCCTTGACACATATGAAGAACTGGGCAACTTGGACATTCATTTCTATCACTCCAATGAGTACCAGTTTTTACTTCAATATCTTGTAAGTTATCAACAGTTCCAAGATGATGGGAAATACCAGAAGGGTTTACCGAAACTGTAGATACGTTTTGGCAGGTTAGTACATTACCAAGTAAATCAATAGAAAGGTTTTCTTTCTTATCCATACCACACTTTTGACCCAAAGATTCACTTCGAGTACCTTGTTCTATAGTCTGAATAAACTTCTTGACTTTTTCATAAACAATACCAAAGTGTTTAACCTGTCCCGAACGAAGTTCATTATAGGAAGATCTTCTAAAATTAATTTCATCTTGTTCTGAGTTTAAAGAACTACCAAGACCACCTTCATCATATGCATCAACGAATGCACCTTCTCCGATAGTTAAGTGTTTTATATACTCTTCACCGATATTCTTTGTAATTACATTTTTAAACCACGTTTCAATTTCAAGACGACTTGAATTTTTATTATTTAACATGGTATTAAAACTCATCCTATTTTTAGGAGCAAGTTCTTTAAATAAATGCCAAATGTGCTTATTACGCTCAGGATCTTCAAATGGGTCTGGACCCCTTACTGGTTGACCTGGACCATCATGCGACATACCAACAGAAAATCCCATATCAATTAACCATTGATTTTTCTCTTCATCAAATAATGATCCATTAGTAATAATACTAAATTGAGTTTTTGGATATAGTACTTTTATCTTTTCTGCAAGAGGGCGCATGGTTTTCCAATATACGAATGGTTCACCACCCCAAAACTCAAATCGAGTACCTTCACCTAAACCATCAGAACCACCTTTAAACCATGTTGGAATTCTATCCACAAATGGTTGAACGTCTTTTGGATTTGTTTCTTCTGCGTGTGGGACAAACCTTTGATTGCAATAATCGCATTCGTAATTGCAAGAAAGACCCATTAAAATTTTAACTAAATTTGGATCTTTGCTTTTTTCGATCTTAACCTGTTCTGGGATAACTGTCTGTGTAATTGCATCTTCAATTACTTTAGAACCATCTTCCCACAGCATCTCACTTGATACATTATCATAAATTATTTTTCGTTGTTCGTTAGTTGTTGGATAAACAACTGTCACTGTAAATTTTGCCATTATATCCTCATTCACTTGTCATAATATTTAGTATATAAAAAAAGGTGCCGAAGCACCTTTTTTATAAGCAGTATTAATTATAAAGTTTCATTCAATTCCGTAATTCCAGAATAAGAACCAAATCCTAATTTAACTCTGACTTTGTTTCCAGATTCAACAGAGGATTTTAATACTCTAAATGAACCAGAACCAGCAGTTAATACAACACGAGTTTTATCACAAATACCAGTAATTGGTTCTAAGTAAACTTCATCAACATATGATTCAGAAGAAACATTATATTTAATATAATCTTCATTAGTATATGTTGTATCTTTAGAAACAGTAATTGCATCAACCAATTCAATATGCGGTGCAGTATTATTTGTGCCTTCATCTTCATAGTGTTCAAATGTTTCAGTAGAATCAATTATAACATTTGATTCTCCACACAGAATAATATCTTGATGTGTAAATCCTAGATTTGGATTACGAATAAAAATTTGTAATTCTGATGGATTAGAACCCAATTTTGGCGAAGTTGTAAATTTAACTCTTTGAGATTTTGACGCTTCAGAAAGATTAATTACTTGAGTTGGAGTCAAAAATTCTTTATTAAATCCCCTTGGAGGAGCAATAATACCAATTAATGTATTACTTTTAATTCTTGGAGTATCAGTTACTGCAGATAATGGAAGTTTCCAATCATGTATAGTAACATTATTAGTTTGACCATTCAACTCATATTCTACTGTTATCTTAAATGTAATCAATGTATCAGTAACAGTCAAATGATATGTTGGTGTTTCTGTTTCTCCAGGGGTATATATAAGACCCTTTGTTGTTGAAAATAATCTTTTAGTTGCCATTTTAATTTCCTAGTATGTTTTCAATATGCTATTTGCAGTATTTTGTAATTAGCAATTGCAGCGACAGTTTGGGTTAAAGTTACCATAGTTACCTAAGTCGTTTGAGAACTGTGATAAGTTTGTTTGGCAGTTTGGCTTAAAGTTACCATAGTTACCAAGGTTATTTGAGAACTGCCCCAATTGCGTTGGCGGTGATTGAACACCAGACCACGCTACGTTAGTTGCAGTGGCAGCATTACCAGGAATATTGGTAACAACAACTGGACCAGTCTGACTCTGAACAGATTGAACTGGAACTGAAACAATAACATCTCCATACTGCCCTTGAACAGAATAAACAGAAGCAGCGATTGTTGGGTTACCAGCAATACCATCACCATTGGTAATAGTAATACCACTTTTGCCTTGAGTCCCAGCAGTTCCAGAAACAATAGTACGTCCAGCAGCAGTACCTGCGCCAGTAAGAGCAACCATACCAGTAGTAACAGCTCCAACAGCAGACAACTGAGCACTGTATGTTTGAACGTCTTGATTCCAACGAACGCCAAGTGTAGTGCGAGCAGCTGAAGCACTAGCATCTGCTGCATGGCCACGCATAAAAGACGAAACAGTATATGTACCAGCAGTACCTGCGCCAGTAAAATATGGAGCAGTATCAGCAGCAGAAGTAAGATCTTTTAGAGCCTTACCAGTTGCGCTATACGCTAATACATCTTGGTCATAAACAACACCCAAGTTTGTTCTGGCAGCAGCTGCAGTAGTAGCACCAGTACCACCCTTTAGAACAACTAAGGTTGCTTGTAGGTCAGTAGCAGTAGTAGCATTACCTGAAAGAGCAGCAGTAATAGTGCCAGCAGAGAAGTTGCCAGAAGCGTCGCGAGCAACAATAGTATTTGCGGTATTGGTAGATGCAGCGGAACGTGCACCAGAGTTAAACGTCAAAGTGTCCGAGTTTAAACCAGAAGCAGCTGCATACCCAGTAACAGTATTAAGTTTTGATAATACGTCAGCAGCAGTATAACTGGCTGCGGTCTGTCCGAGAGCAATTTGCGTAGATATATTCGAGAAGTTTGCGTCGACTTCAGCGTTGGTAAGAGGGCTACCTTTGGTAGATCTTAGCGTAATCGATGGAGCAGTTATAGATGCCATTTAAGTTTCCTTAGTCAGTCTTATTTAGTAGATACCAGCTGCAGAAGAAGCTGTTTTATATCCGATAATTCATTCTTTATGTTATTTATGTCTTCTGTATGTTGAGAAATTTCAGCTTCTCGGGCTTCAGTTTTTCTTTTAGAATGAAGGTAAATTTCATACTCAGTCCTATTATTATTTAGGATTGCTCCAGTAGCCGTGTCTCTGACTAGATTACCATGACCCTCAACTTTTAAAAAATTATTCATTATGGGCAAGCAATAACTCTAAAGTCTCTAATAATAGGACAAGCTGCAGTATTGGTAGAATTCATAATAATCTTAACCTGGATAGTATCAAATGAAGCCATACCTGTTAAAGTGTAAGTAATATCACTAAAAGTAGGGTCACCATTCGCAACCTTAACAACAGAAGAATCTGGAGTCATCAAAGTATATTTAGTGTTATTTAGTTGTTTACTATCACCAGTACAAGTTTTATAATAAACACTAACATTAGCCTCAGCTGGAATATTTGCAGATAGCATTACACGAGTATATGTTGAAGCATTTGCGAATTTAACTGGGGATGTTACATATTTACTTTGGGAAGAACTACCAACTGGGGCGATCTCATCAGCGAATAAAATTCTAGCAGTTATTGTAGTTCCAGAAACTGCATTCTCAGCTGTAAATGTAGTATTTAATGATAAAGTTGCAGTAGTTCCATCGTCATTAAATCCAGTAACTAAAAATGTTCCATTATTAGTAGAAGTCGTAGCAGAGGAGATTGTTACATATTTACCAATACCAATACCATTCATAGCAGTTCTAATAGCAGAAACCGTAGAAGTTAAAGTGCCACCTGTAGTAAAAGCAAATGCTCCAGTAGAATAACTAAATGCTGTGATATTATCAATTGCTGCTACGTTTGTATTTGTTTCAGTTGGTTGATTTAACTTATTACTAATTGCAATTAAACTAGAACGAGTAGTATCAATAACTGGGGATAATGAATCATTCACTGAATGCATTTGAACAGAGAAACCAACTGATTTTGCTCCAGCAAGATTTACACTTTCATTAGTTTCAGAAGCAATCATTCTTGGTGTATAGAAAGGATTATTCTGTTTAACCAAACATGGACTAAATGTAGAATCTAACACATAAGGGGATTGATTTCCGTCAGATGATTTACCAGAAGTAGTTTTAATACCAAAAGTAGTTGAAGTATCAGAGAACGTCTGCATCTGGATAGATGGATTAATGATATCGTACTGCACATTTCTAGATGCTTTTACATAAGTACCACCAGTATATCCACTTGTTGTTGCTGCATTAGAAACACTAAATGTATAACAGTCAGGATCTACATTACCAATAATATGAGTTGTATATATCTGAATTGCAGGGATACCATTAATTGGAGCAACATATTGATATGCAGAACCTGTTACAGCAACACCAGCATTCGAACTTAAAGTTAATGAAGTATTACTTGCGATAGCGGAAACTGAACCAATCAAAACATCCTGCGAATTATAGATTGCTGAACCAACTGCTAATTCAGTACTAAACGCAGTTCCAACACCAGTAATTGTGGCACTACTTGTAGAAGCTGTAATAGTCCCAGTTCCTAGATCATTAGAATTAACAGCAGATATATCTACAGTAGAACCAGCAGTCATACCATGATCATAATGCCATACACGAACTAATGCTGAACCAGAAACTGTTTCGAATGGATCAACGTCCAGTGTATCATATGGAAGAACATCATTAACAAATTCTATGTCGCCAACAACAGAAGTATCAAACATGGCTCTGTGGATAATAAATTTAATGTCAGCGTTATCATCTTGAGTCCAAGTAGAAGCATTCTGAGATTTAAACATTACACCAGCATATGGTTGAACAGAAATAGCTCTTCCAGATCCAGGAATTTGATCGCCCATATAAGAGATCCAAACATTATAGTCGTTTGAGTCTGACTGAAGAACAAAACAATATTCAGTATTATCTTGAACGTAAACTGGACTTTCAAAAGTAAATCTTGTTGGTGTGTCATAACTATGTTTCTGAGTGCCATCTGGCATAGTTACATAATTGGCAGATAAATTAACATCTACAGCACGTTTAGTCACAATGCTAAATGGAAGAATACTTTTGCCTGGGACTCCATTTACCATTTCACGAATTTGCAAAGTTACTGGCATAGTACTAGATTTAGTGCCAAAGAATACATCAATTCCAGTTAAGAATGCGCCACCTTTTTGTTGAACTAAGAATGACTGAGCAAGTGGATCGTAATATTGCCCTGTATAAGTTCTTGTAGTATTGTAGCGATAAATTGTTTGATCTGCAGTTACTTGTTCCTGAACAAGTTGTCCATTACGCACTGCATTAATAGTTGCTTGTTTAGTTTCTAATACACCATTAGCAACATAATTTACAATACCACGAGAAGTATAATCACCAGCATATGTTGATGAGTCTACTAATTTAAGTTCTCTGGTGCCAGTTCTAAAACGAACTGATTCAGAGTTTGGTATATTGAATAAGAACTCAACATCACCACCAGCAGTCGTAATTAATGTAGATGGGTTGGTAACAGAAACTACAGTTCCTTGTGCGCTACTTATAGAACCAGAAATAGTGTCACCAGTGGCAAAAGAACCTATAATATTTACAATACTTAAACAATAAGCATCATTTTCATCTAGATATCTATTTACAACTACAGCAGAAGCTGTTCCAGTATTATTGCTAATAACATCACCAGTATTTAAACAAACTTGGGAATCTTTCTCAATACGACGTTTAATTTCTCCAGCTTGACCACCTACGTTACTGGTATAGTCAAACGTGCCAGAAGAAGGAGTGTAAACAAGTTTAGATGCTGGCTTGCAATAAGAACTGATATCAACACCATCAAAGAATGGATAGAATTTAGTTTTTGGTTTTAATTTATGCGTTTGTACAAGAATATTTCTTGAACGAATATATGGAATAATTGCAGTTGAAATTACACGATCATCAACTTGCTGGTAATCTGTTTTTAACTGAAGTTGTGTACTTACACCATTTCTTGACTGACCAACTTGAGTAGCAAAAGTATCGTAACGAAATAGTAAAACAGCACCTTGACGTTCCCAATTAAAACTTCTCGCTGTTAGAGTTGGAGAGCCTGACCACTGATCTTCCCATGCATTCCAAACAGTACCAAGAACGCCAGCTTTTTCAGCCATAATTCTAACTGTGTCGTAGTTTCCCTCAACTTGTTGGATAACGTCTGGTGCACGGGCAGTTTCAAACCAGTCATCTGTAGGTGGGTTAAGTTTAATATCACCTAAAAAAGTAAAAATAGCAAATGGATTAATATTCTCTAAACGAGAAGCATATGTTTGAGTAATTAATGGTGTATTTGTGTATGGTAAAGTAATAATATCACCAGTCAACTGATAATTAGCATTTGCCCTATCAGAAGCATTAGAGAATTTTTCCAATAAATTAACATTATGCATTGTATAAAATGGACGCAACTGATTAGTGTTCATATCAATAGAACAGAAATAATCAGCAGAAGTTTTGTCTGCGAGTTTGCTACCACTAAAATTATCAACAACAAAACCATTTTTCATTCTATCAAGACCAGTAGAATCTGTAATCTTCATAGATTGAGTTTCTTGCTCTAAAAGAGATAGAGAAGTATAATATTCTAGATTATTAATACGTGTTTCTAATTTACCAATATCACGCATTGTGTAACGCTTGTTATCAAGTTTTACAATACGAATATTAGATGAAGTAGTACCAAAAGTGTATGGTTCTAATTCAATAGTGTAAAGAATCATGCCAAGAGCAGGATCTCCTGGGAATCCAGGTGTTAATGAAGGGACACCAGTAATATCAAATAATAAACCATTATAGTCTATTGCAAGTTTATCTTTTCTTGGCAGATAATAACTAAAATCAGCCACTACAGATTCACCACGTTTTGGGCAACCTGAAACTATACCACCTGAACCGATAAAGTTCTTAATAGCATTGCTTGATTTATTGGCAACACGTGGACGGAAGTCAATAGCATCTCTTAACTCTGGTGGAATTTGTTTATAGTCAATACCACTATATGAGTTTACATCAAAATAATCACCTGCTCCATGTTCAAAGTATTGATATGTTACTTTAATTGGATTTGATGGTGCCGCAAAAGATGGTTTTAAAGTTAATGTACCCCAATCATAGTGACTAGATTTCTGACCATTACTAAAATCAAAACGATCAGTAATATCAACAGTATAAGCACTGCCTGAAGGAGTTGAACCAAATGCAGAGCCTGGAGCCATTGTTATACTAACGAGTTTAAATATATCTGCTTTATCTAAGTAGATTATATTTGCTTGAGCAGCTATTGCTGTTGTAAATGTTTCTGTTGCATTTGTTAACGTCTTAGTCTTTTCAAATCCAGAACCATTACGAATAACTGCAGCAATAACTGTAATTGAACGACCAGATTGACCAGATGGTAATGTAATACTACAAGTAGATCCAGACACGTTAATTGCAACTGGAGTAATAATTGCACCACCTGCAGTAGAATCATTATCAACAACAATATAATTATCAGTTTCAGCAGCTGAAGCAAAAGTACCAGAAGTACTAATAGTTAATGCAGTTCCAGTGGCAGTTTGTGTAAATTTCTGATATGTATAGAAAGTTGTATTATTTGTTCCACCAGTACCAGCCGTGCGCATTGATTTAACACCATAATATGCTAATGGGAATACTAGACTTTGATTATCAGATTCTAAAATTTGAGTAGTGCAACGAGCAATAGTTACTCCAGTAACAGTAATGCTTGAATCAACAGTAATTGTTCCTTGTGCGCTAACTGCTGTTACTTTGCGGTAACTACCTCCAATACCACCAATAAGGACTAAATCATTAACTTTTAAATCAGTTAAGAAAGATGTACCTGTTCCTGCTACTGTTGTAGAAGAAGCAGTTACTGAACCAATTAAAGGAGTAACTACTGGGTTGATATCTGCAGTAAAATTTAAGTTAGAATCAGAACGATCATAAAAAACAGATTTTACATCAGTATTAAATGCATATCCAGGTTTCATTTGAACATCAAATAAACCAACCTTATAGATTGCAGAATAACCGAATGGTAATCCATTATGCCATTCCATAAAACGAATTCTAGCATAGCCAACAACAGTTCCTTGCGCAGTTCCACGATTTGTTGAACCAGTAATATTATTATACAATACAACTTGATCTAGAGTATCTACAGGTGGTAAATTATTAATATTTGTTGCTAAAATATAATTACCAACAGTTGTATCAATAACAGAAGCAGTAGCTTGTACAGATGTTCTTGCTTTTACCACAGGGATATATGTAACTGCAGTTTTTTCAACTTCATATCCATGGATATAACCCTTACCTGGTTCAATACCAATTGCAAGTTTTGTTTCATCACCATCAAGATATATACCACGGTTGTACATTGGAGCAGTATCGAATTGCCAATTAATACCAGTTGCTCCTGGACCATCATATGCAGTACTAGAAGTATGAGTTGGTGGGGTTGTGATTGAGGTGCCAGAATTTAAAGCAGTATATGTGTATCCATTATACGAAACAATATCACCTATTAAGTATGCAGTATTAGAAACCCATGTGCTACGATTATTATTTCTGTGTTCACGAACATCAATTTCAAAGCCACGAACAGTATAGTCCCCAGATTCATCATATGTTCGTCTTGCTAATTCATCACCAAGTATTGAGTACTGAGTAGCATCAACAATAGTTTTAATAGAACCACTTGTAACACGGATTAATTCTACAAAATTAGAATCTAGAGCAGAATCAATAGCAAGTTTTTTAAATGTTAAATCAATATAATAACGATGTGCGCCTGGAGCAGCATAATTAAAACTGTTCTGCGCATTGTCGAGTAGGGTTTCATCTTCTTCTGGAGTAATAATTTCTTCACTAACATTCAAACCAATACGATATGATGGCTCATCTGTATATTTGTCAAGAACAATAGTTTGAGTATCAACTAAACAGAAATGTCCATTAATGTAGTAAACACCCTGATTGACTGTTGCAGTTGAACCTTTACCAACTGCAGTTAAACCAGAAGCTACTTGGACAGAGTATATGTTGTCTGAAGTAATTAATACTTCATTCGCAGCGAAAGTTTTTGTAGTAGTATTTGTACCAGATTGTTTGTAGCTGAGGTATAATGTAGTTGGATCATTATTTTCTGCGTTTTGCGTAACATCTACTGTTGCAATAACACCAGAGGTTTGACCAATTAAAGTTTTACCCTTTAATGCAGAAAGAAAAGTTTCAACAGCAACACCATTATATAAAGATGTTAGTTTTACATAATCTGCGCCACCGCCAGTTTGAGTGACAGTTTTAACAGATGCTTGTCCAGGGATAACCATTGCGCCCTGTTTAAAAATAGCATCACCATGGCGTTTAATTTGATTTTGCAGAATACTCTGCATTTGAGTTAATTCGCGAGCCTGAACCGCAAAAGATGGGCGATAAAGAATACGGTAAAACTTTTTAGTTTCTTCGTAGTCGTCGTTATACGGTTCGGTATTGAAATCTAGCATTCTTTTACTCTTTAAGTTATTTGTTTATTTATGTTAGAAATGTATAACAGTTCTTAGAGTTACGTTCTGATCAGCAGTAGGGGTAAAGGCTACTTTGTTATCTATAAACAGCATATGTCCTGAATATTTATCTGCGTTTGGAGGTGTTACACCAGAAGCAGAGAAAGTATTTCCTGCAGAATTTAAGAACACGTTACCAACAACTGGAACTGCATTATCCAATGATTGTAATAAACAACCAGTAGATGTAAGAGCAACAATTCTAAACAGTGGACCAGTAGATGATCCAAGATTAACTGCCATATCTTGGGTAAAATTGTTCGTATCGATAAATCCAGTAATAACATAACAAGCAGAAGCAAGGCTACTCGCCAAATTACCATATGCACCGAATTGACGTGGGTTTTTAATAATACCCAATTGACGGAAGTCGTTATTTACAACAAAACCTTGATTGGTGTCTTTGGATACGTTACTATAGAACATTAATGTTTTAGCAAACATACCAGTAATTGGATCTTTACCATGACCACCAAATGGAGCCATTACCCCACGAGCAACAGCACCAGAACCACTACCCTGATCAAATGCTACTTTACACCAGCGATATCCAAGTCCATAATTTAGAACTTCAATTTTACGTATTGCACCATTCAACACATGAGCAATCGCCGATGCTCCAGTTCCATCACCAGTAATAGTAACAGGAAAATCTGAACCATAACCATACCCACCAGAAATAACTGGATATGCCATAATACGACCATCAGGTGTCAACAACTCAGTATTGGCTTGAAGTGTATTAATATCACCTGGAGAAAGGTCTGCACTTAGTTGAGCAGAAGTTCCGTCACCACTAACTGTAAGGTTAGCATAGGTATATCCAATACCACCATCATCAATCTGAACAGATTTAATTTGACCATTTGTTATTAGTGGAATTAATTTCGCAGCGGATTGAACACCAACAAAATATCCTGCAGCTCCAGTACCACCAGAAACTGGAGTAATAGTAACAGTTGGTAGTGCTGCATAACCAGAACCATATTTTAAAGTAACAGTACCAGTTGCGGTAACACCTGCATATTTTAAAGTAGCAGTACCATTTGTGGCAGTCTGCATTGTTGGAGTACCTAGTAATAATCCAGTGCCACCGCCACCAGTAAAGGTAACAGTTGGTGGGTTGATATAACCAGTACCACCAGAAGAAACTGTAATACTAGTAATTACACCTGAAGCAAAAGTAGCAACAACAACTGCAGTATTACCACCTGGAACATCAGGAGCAGAAACAGTAAATGTAGGCGAACTTGTATATCCAGTGCCACCATTTGTTACTGGAATTGTTGCAATTGCACCAGAAATAATTGGAGCAGTAGAAGCGTGAGTAGTACCAGCAATAGTTACTGTATAAAGTCTGTTTGAATAATAAATTTGCTGGCCAACTGTAACCGCAGTAGCTGCTGTCCATTGAGTTCCGAACGTAATAGTTGGAACTGACGTATAACCATCACCAGAGTTAGCAATGTAAATTCTTGATACTGAAGTACCATTCATAACTGCTTGACCAACGAAACCACCACTGCCAGACATAGTTAGAGATGGAGCAGAAGTATATCCAAGACCACCATTGGTCATTGCTATATCAAATACTTGGCCATTTAAAGTATAACCAGTAACTACACCACTAGCAACAGTTAATGTTCCAGTTGCTCGAGTTCCAATATATTTTAATGCTGCAGTTCCATTAGCAACTACGCCAGATTTGTGATTAGGTCCAGGAGAAGCCGTAGTTCCTGATACAGTACATTCGTATAAATTATTATTATATTCTACTTTTTGACCGAGCAGAATACCAACAGCATTTGTCCAAGTATTGGCTCCATTAAATGGAGGAGCAATTGTTAAGGTTGCACCAGAAGTATAACCAGTTCCACCAGAAGAAAGTGTTAATGACTTTAATAATAATGGATCTGATGAACGATAACCATCACCAGCTACAGTAATATTGGCAAATGTATAATTTTGTCCTGCATTATCAATTTTAACATTTAATAACTCACCACCAGAGTAAAACTGTGATCGAATTGAGTTAACGACTGGCATATATACGTCAGTCAAGAATTTATTGCGTAAAGCAATTGGAATACTATACAAGTATTTCCACATGTAACCATCTGGCATAATAACAGGATCTACAACAGTACCAACTGGTTTGTAAGTAGAAATCGCATTATTATTATTATCTAAAACTTTATACACGTTATAGTCATCAGTAAGAGCATAACAGTTAGTATCTTCTAGACGTTGTGCACCTGATGGTGCGATATTAACAACAGCAGTTGCGTTTGCAGCTGCGCCACCACCACCTGAAATTGTAACAGTTGGAATTGAAGTATATCCAGTTCCACGAGATGTTAAATTTATGTTAGTAATAATACCATTACTAACAACTGCCACTGCTGATGCACCATTACCACCACCACCAGTAATAGAAACTGTTGGTGTTCCAGAAAAACCATAACCACCAGCAATTAAATTAATACCTTGGACTTCAGTAGAATATTGATCATCATACATATCCCATATTTGACCAGTTACCCAGTCTTTTCTAGGAATAACGAAAGCCACATCAGTAGAGTTTACTTCTTTTAAAGTTATGATTTCATCTCGTGTTTGAAGTTCATAATTAAAACTATCAATTGGAAATGGTGGGGTCGCCTCATCAGTCCAACGAATAGTTTTACCTAAAAAGTAGTAGTAACGTGCACTACGATTTTGGATTTCATTATACACTGCGTCAGCAATAGAATTGTCTAACGGAGATTTTAGTAATGATGACATTTAGATTTCCAATTAGCTGATTGTAACAACCCAAGTAACAGCGATAGAATCACCAGCTGCTTTATTAACCACAGGGAATGTTGTGCGGCAAAGCATAGTACCAGCTGAAGAAGCATTTAATACTGCAGCCTCAGTAATAGCACCAGTACCAGTACCAGCAGGAAAAGTAGCGGTATAAGTAATAGCATTTGCGCTATTAGAAGAAGATGCTAAAGTAACACGACCAGCTTCTGTACCCAATTGAGTATCAGATGCTGTTGGGGTTGATGTTGCAGTACCAATAGCCATATGAGACATAATATTAGCAGAAGTTCCAACAGCACGGGATGCTAGGTAGGTTTTACCTGCAGATACAACTAAATTTTTTGCTTTAATAGTTTCTTTAATATTTCCTTGACTATCGCGAAGAACAATTTCAAGTTCGCCAGTAGGGGTGAATGTATCGTGTAAGTTCATTATATCTCCTTAATTAGAAAGTTGTAGGGGTTCCAACATATGAACCACTATCATTTAAAAACCACCCAGCCTCAACGTATGGGTTAAATAGAATTTGTCCACCAGAATCTGTTGGTGAAACTGTAGAATCTTCAGTTGGTCCAGCCAGAGTAGCGTGGGTTCCAAGAGGTTTCTGTGTACTAAAGTATGGTAATGTTCTATTTAGTAATGTTCCAGTATAGTCTACAGCACCTACCGTATCATTATCTACAGATAAACCATCATTCAATGTGTGTTCATATGCAAGAGAATTAATAATTTTAGAGATATCTTTAATCTCTAAATTAGTTCCTGATGTTGCTGAATCTGAAACTGTAATAGAAAGAATCTTAATTAATGATTCAATTGCAGTATTAATAGTAAATTCATTGCGTAGATCATATTCACCAAAAATAGCCATGCCAGAAGGGTGAATTAAATTCTTAACAATTGTCTTATATGTGTTTAAAGATTGATCAATCTTAATAACATAAGAGAATGCTTGATAAAATTTACTATCTTGAATGTAAATAGCATCATCCAAGAAACCATCATTATTAACATAGTACCCTGGATATTTAGCAAGTGGTCCAAGAGATACTTTAATAATAGCAGGAGTAGTTGTTGTTGCAACTGAGTTAGCAGAGGTGATACCAAACTCTCTAACTGTTAAACCAGCATAAGTGCCATCCATAGCAGCAGGTCTGTAACCAGAAACGGAAGTTAAAGAACTTGATGTGGTTCCTGAATAATTTGAAGAAAGTGTTAGACTAGTATCTGATTCTACAGTTTGTACCTTATATGCAATTCCACTTAAAGTTATATAATCACCAAAAGATAATTGTGACGTAAAAGTTGATCCAGAACCAGTAACAGTAGGACTACCATTTGTAGCAGTAAGAGTTCCAGTTATAGTAAAATTTACTGGTAAGTTATAATCTGCAGTATTAATAGAACCGCTTTCTGCAAAACCAGATGTCTTTTCAGTAATCCCTAATGCAACCGATTTATTTGCGGGAGCAAGAAAACTATCAACACGAGAAATAATAACACCATCAGTTGATGCATTGTCTTGTCCCTTTTGAGAAATTATTGAAGATGTAAAATCAGTAGTATAACCAGTTCCAAATTTAATAAATTGAGCCTGAGAAATACCGCCTGCTGAATCAACAGCAGAAACTTTCATAATACTTCCATATCCTTGGAAGTTATTAATATTATAAAGATCACCAACCTTAAAACCAGTACCTGCTTGTTCAACTGCTAGAACTGATGTAGTTGGTAAAATTAATCCATTAAATAATA